AGTCCTTTTATCTGTATGCCTAATGCCGCCAGCTGTGTGCTGTCTACTTCCCTGACAGTCATCCACTGAACGTCTCGCACACTGTCCAACCGCTGCACCGTGTCCACCCTCGTTTTATATAAAGTGTGATACTCGGGTACAGGCACAAATTTAACCGTCTTGCAGCCAGTCAGACAAAGAAGCCATAATAAGGCTAATAATATTGATAACATCTTCGTTCTCATGCCATAAAGATAGAAAGAAAATGCAATATATATAGAAAATAATCGCTAAAAAATTTGCATAATCACCAAAAGGTTATTATATTTGCATTGTCAAATTAAAAAATAATAAATCATGGAATTAACAGAAGATGAAAAAGAACTGATTAGGCTTATACGGAATTTTAGAAAAGCCTTTCCCAATGGAGCGAGGATGCTCGAACAAGAAATTTTAGAGTTGGTTTACCAACTAATGGAAAATGAATAAGCAACAAGCCGCCCCTCCGAGCATGGAGGGGTGCTTAAAACAAACGATTATGGAAATAACTATCAAGCAACAGCAGACAGACATCCGCCAAGTATTAGATGATGTTTACGAAGAGATTAACTGGGCGTACCTTGCCAAAAACTATTTTGGTAAAAGCAGGGCATGGTTGTACCACAAATTCAGCGGTCGTAATAACGGTGTGGCAGATGATTTCAACGATATTGACAGGGAAAAGCTGCGTTCTGCCCTCAAGGACATCTCCGAAAGGGTAAGCAATGCAGCCGACAGGCTGTAACACAGCCGTTTTTTTAATTTGACACCGCCCCGATACCTCAACCGTGTCGGGGCATTTTCATCGCAAAAAGCGGCAATCTCAACAATGTGGGACTGCCGCTGAACATCTCGATTTCGAGGGGTTTAAGCTGTGGCGATATAGTCATATATAATTTGTGCTTAGAAAAGCTCCGTTTGCTGTGGAGGTATTATATGTTCGTAAAATTCAATTATTTTATACGATTTATTTTCGTATGCTCTGTATTCCTTATTATACTTTTGTATTTTACGCAATTTCACACGGATAGAATCCCCTTTCCCAAAGCGTTCCCCCTCATCAATTTTCCTCATAAGTGCATCATCCTTTACAACAATAGGAATTTTGAATCCATCGTACATGAATTGCCACCTGGAACCTTTCTCAAAATTCAGCCCGACAATGATTAAGGTAGCTTCAGAATCAACAATGCGTTCTTCAGGAACATCCTCCTCTGTATCAAAATCATCGTATTTGTATTCTTTGAACTCATCTCTGCTAAAAGTAACTATAACATTATCCTCCTTGTCCTTTACAGAAAACCCTTCAACGCTCGCGTCATCATCAGCGGCCTGTATAGACTTGGAAATCGCTTCCCTTGTTGCCCTGCTGTTATAAACGTTTATATTTACGTTCATATCTCCATTAACCGAAAGACTACTTATTTTCTTTTTATCGTCTTCTGTTTTTATGGGCTTCCCCTTTAATTTTTTATAGGCCTTATAGGAGAAGGTAATAATCCCTGTCAATGCAACTATGTATTCAACGTACGCTTTGCTAAAAAGCTGTTGAATCACATTCTGCACAATTTCAAGGTCTATAATGAAAGACCCTTTTTCGATAGCATTTACCTGTATTTTAATTTCTTGGGCTCCACCACCATAAATGCGATTTGCCTCCTGTGCAACGCTCTGATATTGCATGAGAACGTTGATAAGTGTGCCTGCATCTATAGAACTTGTCTGCCCTTCAAATTTTAATTGCATTCCGATTATAATTATTTCTATTTCGCAAAGATAGAATTATTGTACCAAAGTTCAAACAAATTAACTCAAATTATAACAGTCCCACAATGTCAAAGAACGCCTATATTACTTTTAGTTTACAAGTTTATAGCTTACGAGTATACGAGTTGATAGCTTTGCTAACTATAAAGTTCAAACCTCAAAGTTCAAAGTCCATATCTTTCCGCTTCCCACCTGCGTCTTTTCACCAGTCCTCCCAGCTTTTTTCCTCCGCTGTACACCCACTTCATGAACTCTCGTTGTATCTCTGCCGTGGGTGCTTCGTGCATAATCTTCTTTAGTAGCGTGGAGCGTTTCAGATTTCCAACTCCTACATTGTAGGCGAACGACACCAGTGCATCAAACTGACCTTGCGTCTGTACCTTGGGTATGCCGTTCACGAACTTTTCAACGAAGTAAAGGTCACGTCTTAGCAGTTCCTCAGCTTTTTCCTCCGTGATGCGCATTCCTGCACGCACATCGCCAGCACTGTGTCCGTAGCCAATGGTATACCACCGCTCCGCTTTCGTTGGCTTATATGCCACCAAGCGAAGCCCCTCAAATTCTTTTAGCTTACTTATTAGTGTGTCACTTGCTCTGAATTTCATCTTCATCAAAGTTATCACGCAGACGTTTGTCTACATAGTTTTTTACTTCTCCCCACTTACTCTGCACGTAAATGCCTACTCCAAAGATAGAACCGGCGTACACAAGCGTTTGACTAACGTACCAAAGTACGCTATCTTTTAAGTCGCCGCCATTCAAGAAGAAGCTCAAGAATGCCATTGCTACACCACTTGTTAGCAAGGCTATCGCAGAGCCGTACTGTATCCATTCTTTCGTATTTCTTTGCATATATTTTTTAGTCTTTTAGTTGACGAGTTAATAGTTCACGAGTTCAAAGCATCGCTAACCATAAAGCTCAAAGTTCAAAGTTCAATGTTCAAAGTTTCTCCACGTAGTTTCCCACGATATCTTTCAGATTCCAGTAGCACGCTGCGAGTGAGCGGATGCACTTGTATACCGCACCATCTTGCTTGTAGTATTTACCCGCCTCCAATTCCATGTTCAGCCTGAATGCAATCGGGTTTTCTCTTGTCCCCAAGGTCCCATCGACGGTCGTATCGACTATCTCAACATAAATGGCTGCAGTGTCTACAGATGGCGGATATTGCGCCTGCACCGTGTGTGTCTGCCTTACCTTAATGAGCTTGTCGTCGTAGTACACCCTCGCATCGGCCTTAAGTTCCTTGCCGATATAACTACTCCACGTCGGGAACAGCTCCTTGTACAGCAACGCCTTGTTATCGGGCATGGCCATTACAAACTGTTCTGCCGTGATGGCCTTCATCTTGTCAAGCACCACGTTTGGGTCTGGCTCTGTCTGTGGTTGTGGTTCTACAGGCGGTGGTGTGTACTCCTTCCACCCCGCTGCGATGAGTTGGTCGTGTGTCGGGTTAATCACTTGGCGGTCGCCAACAACGAGGACGCCGCTGAATATCACTCTCTGGTCGTTTATTGTCTTACTGTATTGCATAACTTTCTTTATTCAGAATAATTTGATAATGGCTTGATGACAGCCGCATAGTCTGTCATCCTTGCCTTGAAATCATTTATACTTGCATCGGGAACAAAAACACTTTCAACCTTACTGCTGTTGACACCGTTTCGATAAAAAAAGGTGTTGTTAAAAATCTTACTTGCATCTGTAAATCGAATGACAATTATCCGCAACTCCGTGCAATCAATAAACTGAATTTGCACACACTCGCTGCCTTCACGTAAAATTATTTTTTTATAACTATCATTTGAGTCAATAACTTTTTTCGGTGGTGCCGTCATTTCAAGCGTATCGTAGCCTGTCACATTCACTGCGTTATGTCTAAAATCGATGCCATCAGGTAAGGCGAGTGTCCCTACACCATTGTTTTTTGCTTTCAACAGCGTTTTCCCATCCTTGCTCATCAAATTCCCATTCCAGACTGAGTAGTAAGGGTTTTCTTCACTCACAGAAAACTTATTAGCGAACAAGTTAGACAGTTGTGCATCTGGAACACGCCCATTTTTTCCAAAACGCATTTCCTTTAAGTTCATACAAATTCCAGGCGTAGTATAGCTGAATTTCTCTATGTATCCCTCGATCGTGAACCTTTCCATATTTCTAACGTACAAGAACAAGGCGTGGGTCACATCACTTAATCCTTCTGGCAATGTTATTCTTTTTACATTCGGAAAGTTTTTTGAAAGTTTGGTGAGTGTCGTAAAAAACCTCAACTCATCAAAGTACTGTATGCTACCGACTAACCCTGCATCATTGCTTTGGGCGTTAAAAAACGCATCGTCAGTAACACTGGCTGCTTCCTCGTAGGACAGCTTTCCATTTCCGTCAGTATCAAAATATCTAACGCAGAACTCTTTTGCCTTCACATCCTCGAAATGAATGATTTTTCGCTCTTCCTCTGACAGCTTTTGCAAATGTCTCCTTAAAATGCTCACGATACTCCTCCCATGATGATAATATTATTAACTATGCTCGCCTGATACGTTTTACCTGCTTCTGGCACGACCACATAACCGTTATACCATTTCAATTCTGCGGGCAAGTTAAGAGATGTCCCTTTGTCGGCTGGGCAGGTAAACTCAAACAAATATTCCGTCACAAATTCTGCGTCTATGACTGGTGCGAGAGATAAGTTCAGCTCTGACACCACTCCCCACACCTCCATGATGTTCGGTCTGAGTGAGAATGTCGTATCACCCGTGCCATGATGTGCCTGACGTGGGATGCCGCTTTCTCCGTCCTTGACGTTCTCGGCGGCTACCCGTGCCTGCTGTGCAGCCTCGTTGGCTTGCGTGGTCGCTGTGGTGGCACCGTTTGCAGCGGCAACAGTGCTTTCCTTGATACTCTTGAGGTCAGACGTGGCGGCATTGGCTTCTTCTATCTTGGAGTTGATATTCTCCTGCATAGAAGAGAACGTCGTACTTCTTTCTTTCTCCGCCGTTATTCGTTTCCCCTCGGCAGTGGCACGATAGCTTTCAGCTTTATTCCGTTCCACTTCCGCTTCTTTCCGTTGCTGTTCAGCCTTTGCTCGTTCTTTCTCGGCACTCGCACGATAGCTTTCAGCGGTAGTCCTATCCTTATCAGCCAGCTGACGTGTGTCTTCATTATCCTGTCGTTGCTGCTCGGCTTTATTTCTTGCTTCCTCTGAGGTAATTCTTTCCCGTTCTGCCTCTGCCACGCTACGCATGCTCTCCAACAGGGCGGACACATCACTGAACGTGGCGTAATACTCATCTATCGTGCCTTTGTAGCCGTGTGCCTTAGCCAGCTGGTAGGCATCCACCAACACCACGGACATGGCAGCTTTCACCACAGCACCGTCAAAGCGTGTGTTGTCTTTCACCAGCAGCACTACACCCTCGGCAATCGCCACGCTAAGCCTACTTCCGTCCGCATAGTTGGGGTCAGGCGTGTTCACCTTCACTTCCGCACGCAGCTCACCAGGGGGCAATCCGTGACCGTCCATGAAGCAACGCACCTTGTTGCCGTCCACCGCACACCGCTCGCACACGCCTGCCGTGCGCCCAACAGTGTATCTGCTCGCCATGACGATAAAGTCTATCCTAAAGTCCTCATCGCCTAATTGGTACGGCTTGTCACCTGCCAGCAGCTCCACCACTAACTCGAAGTCCTCTTTGTAGTTAATTCTCACTATTCCCTTTGCGGTGGAGGTCTTTTCCTCTGTACCGCAGCCACACATTTCGTTGTTCATATCTTTTAGTTTTTTAGTTTACAAGTTTTTAGTTCACGAGTTTACGAGTAAATGGCTATCAACTTGTTTCCTTGTTACCTTGTCAACTCGTCTACTATATCATGCCTTATTTAATTGTCAAAAATCCTTTGACCACTCCTACATATCTTGCTCTCACATCTCCTTCCAAGCTCGTTAGCTCCATTGGCACGAGGGGAACGAGCGCAACAAGTGTTGTCGTGCCATTGTCTGTAATCATTTCCACCCCTTTAATTGGCACACCAAACGCTCGAAACATTGCTCCTGGCTCTATTTCTACACGGACATTTACCGTTTTATTAGAATATGTTGTTTTTCCTACCGCAAGCGTTGAATAGAAATAGATAGTTTCAGCTGTGTGATTGTAGATATTTAACACAGCACCGTTAAGTTCGGAAGCGAGTACGTATCCATCATTGATATCCTTGGCTTTTGTGATATACCACGACAGTGACGGACTTGTCATTAACAAGTCAAACGACTTCTGCTCAACAAACGGCTGCGCTATCTTTTGTGCGGAGATACTTTCTGCGGATATGAGTTTGGCGTTGATGTGACCGTCTTTGTCAACTAAGAACGTCTGCTCACCCTTGTTGTTCTGCACTTTGAAGTTGTCAGACGTAGCAGTGAATTCCTTGTCTTTGAGACTAAATCCACTCGCCAACAGTGCTTCCACCGTGCCGTCGTAGGCGCACCATGGCGTTGCCGTGTCGCCCTCCTCCAGCTTGGGGCGGCAAAGCCAAAGCTCACACTGCGCACCCTCTTCCTCGTCAGCGATACAAGCAAAAAACAAGCTACTCATCTTTTTGCTCTCTCCACTGTCGAAAACGTATCTCACGCGAGTCCAATTATCAATGTCCGCACGGTCGTAGTAGTGTTCCTTATACAGATAGCCACCAAAGCAGTATCTGCCGTCATCCGATGCGCAGTCCACATACATGCTTCCTTTCAGTCCGTACGACTTGAACTTCACCCAGACGGATATGGTATATTGCGTGTGTGGTTTCAACGTTACATCATGCCAGCTGATGTTCGTCCATTTCGCCCAGCCTTCACGCTTGTATGCGTTCTTAAAGCGTATGGCATCCGAGCCAGCCACACCACCGCCTTTGATGTATTGGAAATATTCCGCATCATCCACTTTTATTTCTCCAAGTCCCACGCCCAAATGCTTCTGAATGGCTGCCTTGCTGGTGGTGTCCACCCCATCAAGATTGAGGTCGCTACCCCACAGCAAGTTTGGGCGAGTGCCATTTGACACAGATAGATTAATTTCTTCGGCTGTCTGTTTTATTTCCGTGCGCACATCCTCAAGGTCGCTTTTTCGTGCTACAGTCGATGAAATTGAGTTTAATGTTATTTGTAATTCTGAGTACTTTTTTGTTGTATCGCTTAGTGTTTTCTCAACTCCATCTATCCTTGCTGTAATTTTGTCAGCTTCAACTTTGAATGTCGCTTGCGATATTTTTGTAACAAAATCATCAAGCGACACATATTTTCCACCGCTCACCACCGTGAACGTGCCTGTCACATTGTTATCACCTTTAGACAACCAAGTAGTTTTCTTGCTTTCCAAGTTAAAGTCGTTCACATGTTCATACTGTGCGATATATGGCGCATGTAAATCAATATCAAAACTATTATAAGCACTAATAACGATAACACTTTGCCTGTCTTCTTTTGTTCTGTTTCCAAAAACTGCCAGCGCATCGCCAATCTCAGGCACACCTTGACAATTATCCGACTTTACTGATTTGTCAAGTCTTACCTCTAAACAGTCTACTAATTTACCGTCAACAACATGCTGTACAGTATTTGACGAAATGTATGAAACACACATCCAGTAGAATTTGTTGCCATTTCCATCTACGTTAAATCTCGCGCACATCAACTGGTCGTCAACATCACACATCTGCCTTAACTTCACACCATCTTTCTCGGCTCGTTGAAAGCACGCAAAATAATTACCTTTGTCTTCTACGTCATCAATATGGAAAGCGCCTGGTGAATAAATTGTCATTCCACCTGCTGCTTTCGTTATTTGTATCATCAACTCAAAGAACGTCGCCTTGCCCGTTACCGTGAGGTTCTTCGTCATGATATTGCCTGTGTTGGTGATGTCGCCATCATTGAAAATTCCCTTAAAATAACTCATGCCCTTTGCGACGATTCCCTTGAGAAAAGTCAACACCTCAACGGCCGTGTCTGCTATGTCTTTTCTGAGGAAGTGCGATAGCGTTTCCGATTCCAAGTTCACTTCATCAGCCGTCTTGGCATGGTTTGCTTCATCGGCCGTTTTGGCATGGTTTGCCTCATCCGCCCTTGTTGCTTCGTCCGCTGTCTTGGCGATCTCTGCTTCATTAGCCGTATTGGCATGGTCTGCTTCATTAGCTCTGTCGGCCACATCAGCTCGTTCAGCTCGTTCAGCCACACCACCTGACTGCGGGATGCCACTTGAAAATCCTGTCGGCGCAGCACCTTCTTTGGCACCGCCACCTGCTTCATGGCGATTTACCCACATATCTATGCCTATCAGTTTATCATCTTCCATCGTTATATTTCTTTCAAATTCAACAATGTCGTTGCTGCCATCAAGTCACGGTCAGCACCCTGCACAAACATCTGCTTACCCAGTGCCTCATGACTGAAATGGCTTGCCATGAGAAAATCAGTCGCCGGTGCGAAAATATTTTGTTTCAACTCCACTTTCGGTTTTGCAAATTCCTTGTAATAACTATCGATGTATAGTTTCTCCGCCTTGGCTTCAACGTCTTTGTCAGCGTCATAGATACTCAACACACCTGCTTCGGTTCCCTTTGATATCACGGTAGACAGGTAAACACCGCCTGCTCCCATACTTTTGCTCTCTTCTTTCGTCAAGGCCGAGTGTATCTTCATTTCCAAATCGTCACGCACGTTATTGAAGACATCCTGCTTGCGACTGGCGTAGACGATGCCATCGGCATCACCGCCATCGCCCGAATGCTCTTCATCGCCACCGACAACCAACTTGATGTCGAACGACTTGATGTAAACGTTGCTCACCTGCGACAATAGCGGAACCACCTTGCGGTGCGAACCGAAGACTGGGCCTGAATGAACACGCCACACTCCATCGTTATCCATGATCATTCGATTATCGCATGGCGACAGAATTTTGAACGTCACCTTGCCGCCGATTCCGCTACCGGCCGGTATTTCGATGGCTGTCCCCTGCTCAGACAACCCAAGGCTGTAGTCGGTGTTCGTCTGAAACGGATGCCATTTGCCAACAAGGCAGTCGCCAATGCTAAGGTCAACGCCAAGGGTGAAACTCTGCTTGTAATACTCCTCCATGCTGCCACACTCCTCCTCCGAGCGGTAAGGTTGCCAAGTGTACGATTGAAGCGAGCCGCTGCCCCAATCCTCTACGCTGTTGCCAACTACGCACTTGTCGCCAACGATCAACATGCACCGCAACACAGGTATTTTGCTCACAAAGTCAACCCCTGTATCGGTGTCAAGCGGATAACTCTCGCCAGCTCCCGTTGACGGTGGAACGAAACCTCGCTTTTCCGCATCATAGCTCCAGAAACGATCGTCTGCCAGGGGGAGGGCCTTCCACCACTCAACGGCTGACGTTTGTTGGTTGTACCACCAATATTGGCGGGTGTAAATTCTACCACGATCTTTGCCCGCTGCCTTCACGATATGCTCACTCTTGACTTTGAACGTACCGCCGTCTTTCGTCGCATCTATCAATTGCGAATACGAGAACGACTGCGGCGTTAAGTCAGCCAACAGCACCTCACCCGAGAAGACGATGTAATGCGTCGCACCACCTTTGGCTGGGCTCAGCGATGCGTTCTGGTTACCAACATGAGTCATCATGGGAACCGCAGCGTCCAAGTCAGCTTCCGTTGGCTTGTTTGTACCGTCACCGTTCACCGACAGAACGATGTAATCGGCCAGCCCAAGATTCGTCACCGGCGCATTGCTCTTCCGTGAGTGTTTCACGCCACCGATAGACAGCATGGCAGCACCGTTGCGCTTGGATAGATTATACAGAAGATCCGACACCACATAGGGTGATGTATAGCTCTCTGGGTGGGCTTCGGACAGCTTGAATTTCCAGCTGTCGTTATACAGGCTGCACATATACCATTCGGTCACTTCCTCTTCGCTCTTGTCCAAACCTGTAAGCGCGATGAAGTCGCCCAGCTTCTTCATGTCACCATCCCGGCTGTATTCAGTGATGGCCTTGATAGGCTTACCGGCACGGTGCAAAATGTTTTTATCGAACGGACTGGTCAACAAATCTTCCACCGTCTTCACCTTGGCAGTGAGTTTCAATTGGCTGTAGGCCGCACCAACGTTCAGCTCGGCACCGCAGTCAGCCGCCAACAGATTGGTCAGCGTGATGTCCTGTGCGGCCACGTCCAGCGTGCCGCCATCACGCAAGTCGGTGAACCGCAGCGTGCCGCCCTTCTTCATCCGTTCCCACGAAAATATGTAATAACTCAACCCATACTGCACGATGTGTAGGTTCAGGAATCGCAGCAATTCCTCCACCACCTCACCCGACTTCCACATGTCACGCGTGCTGTCATCATAGAACAGCAGTTCCGACAGTTCAAGCTCATCAAAGATGCTTCCGGCGGCTTCACGACTGGCTTGCTTGCTGCCATCGTAATACACCTTGAACAAGCTGCCACCAACAATGTCTGCCCTACTGCTGGCTGCGTCAAGCTCGCACAACAGAATGTCCTTGAACGTCTTAGTGCCAGCCTTCTGTTTCATTAGATGATAGTTCTTGCCATGTGTTCCAACGTCTTGATAACACGAATGCTGTAGTGCGGTGAGTGTGTCAACGCAATTCAATGTCAGCATGTCATACACCTCATTGTAGTGCTGTGCATACACTTGCGGCTCAATATACCCCGCAAACACGCATGCGCCATCCACGCTGATGTTCACCACCGCACTGCGCACGCTCTTGCTGAACAGCTCTGGGTGCCAACGCTTGGTCAAAAAGCTGATGGTAGCCGACTGCCGCCTCAGCACGTCAAACAGGTCATTGGCCTCGTTGTGGATGTGTACCGGTGATGGTGAGAAATACATCTCATCCTGCTGTGCATCACCCACCTCAATGTCCTTTCCTGCCCCAGCCGTGCTGATGTACACCGTCACCCGCTGTTCCGCAATGTTGATAAATTCTCCGTGTATGGTCATTTTGTTTAGTTTACAAGTTTACGAGTTGATAGTTTTGCCATTCACTCCCCCTCCCCCTCGGGGAGGTCGGGTGGGGCTAGAAGTACCTCCTCCCACTCAAACCAGCCACCTTATTTGCATCGCTCATCACCTCCAGAATGCGCCGAGCGTCTGCGTTCATGGTGATGTTCACCTGCGGCGTTGCGTCCGTCATAGGATGCGGCAACTGCACCACCACCGGCTGCATGCGGCGGTCGGCGATAGAAGGTGGTGTAAACCTTCCGTCAATAAGATTAAACAGCCGAGTTTGTTGCGATTTATTTAATATCATTTCACCGCTGTTCACCCGTGCAAACTTCCTGTCGCCGTATGTTGAGCTTCCGCCAACCACACCACCCGTGGCAAACTTGCCCATTGACTGCACAGAGTTAATCATGGCGGTGAGTTGCGCCAAGCCTGTAGCGGCAAATGCCAGCCACGCAATCGGCCCCATAGGTCCAGTCGCAGCAGATGCAGTAGCATAACCTTGTATCATCGCGGCTATCGCCTGAGCCATGGTTCCGGCAACGTCCAAACCAGGAAGCTCGAGTGATTTACCCAAACCACTAAGACTGCCACCTAATTGCGACACGGCATCGCATGCGGCGTCAAGTTTCTTCCTCGCCATTTCCACGGATTTGCTTTCTATTTTAAGCTCTATCGGCTCCAAGCCTAACTGCTTCAGCTGCTCGTTAATCGCTTTCAATTGCATACGGGCATCATCCGCACCGATTAAGCCTATCTCCACGTCACTCTTCAACCTGTTGGCACGCTGCATGGCATTTTCATAGCTCTGTCGCTTGTCGCCCGCACTGCCTTTCGTAACGTAAGTCGGCTCAATATCAGCCTGAATGGTGAGCTGTCCTTTTGTCTCGGCATCAATCTCCGCTTGCAGCTTTTGCACCTTCACGGCTGCTTCAATCTTCGCTTCTACCGTTGTACCGTCTTCCAGCTCATTTTGTGCTTTTTGCAACGCATCTTGCAATTCCTCGACATGGCTCTTAAAGTGTATCTCCACAGGCTTCAAACCAAGTGCTTTCAACTGCTCGTTCAGATCGCCCAACTGTCGCTCGGCATCTTCCTTTACGATGATGCCTATCTCGTAGTCTTGTTGAATCCTGCTGGCTCGGCTCTCTGCGTTGCTGTGGCTCTGTCGTTTGTCGGCGGTGCTGCCCTGCGTGATGTAGGTAGGTTCAACCTCCGCACCGATGCTCACCTTGCCTTTCGTGGCTTCGTCTATTTTCTTTTGAAGTGTGCCTATCTTTTCGTCAATCTTTACCTTGGCATCAACCGTTAGCGCATTTTCTTTCTCTTTCTCAAGCCGTGACAATTCGTCACGCCATTGGCCAACGAGCGTCTTGGGTTCTTGCCTATTAGCCCTATCAGCCTTATTCGCCCCATTAGCCTTACCACCACCAACAGTGTGCGGTGTCACTCTCTCAGCCTGCCACCCTTTCGTGTGCTTAATAGTGCCTGTGTCCTTGCTGTTCAGGGCGTACATTCGCTTTTTCGATGCGTCACGCCGCCTTCGTGCCTCATCAAATTTAGCTTGAGCCTGCTCTACCTCGCTGCTACCCTTTTGTGGCACCCATTTGTATTTGGTTTCATAAGTTCCTGTTTGTGGGTTATATTCCACACCGTTTGGAACCTTGTCTAATTTCCTGTGCGTGTTATATCGTCGTGTCTTTCCATTCTCATCATAGCGCAGCTTGTCCATATCCGCCTGTGCGCTTGCAACGTCATTCGCGAGTTTACGAAGTTCTATCTCCTTCACCATCTGGTCACAGTACGCCTTGCTGTTGGTCACCAATGCGGTGTACCAGTCAGCCACGGTCGAATAATAACCAAAGCTCTCGCCGTACTTGCCGTTCATTTCCTCAACCAGCTTGCGCTCATCCTCCTTGCTGCCTTTGAACTCTTTGAGCTTCTGAATATTCAAGTCGTATTCCGTGCGTACGCTGGCAATCTCTTTGTTCATCTGCTCTGTGGCTTGCTTGGCTTGCTGTTCTGCTTCGCTCATGCCGTTCATGCCGTCCTCGGCTTCATCCATCTTGCCTATCAGATAACCAATGGCTTCGCTCAACGCCCATATCGCCAAACCAACAACAGATGTTACCAACAGCCCACGAATGGCAGATTTCATCATGTCAGCACTCACGGCTGCACCACGCATGCTTGCAGATACAACAGTTGCAACAGCTCTCAAATCTTTCAGTGTCTGCTTGCCAGCAAATACGGCAAAATTTAAACCTTTAATACGAACTGCCGTCCACAGCGTAGTCACGCCAAAGGCTTTTAACGCTTTCTTCATGGCAAAAATGGCTACCACCGTATTTCCAACTTCCGCACTAATATTTAGTGCTGGACGCAACATGCTCAACTTGCTGGTGATGCCGTCCGTCATATCGGCAATGGCGTTCTTTAGCTTCTGAATTTTTGCGCTTCCAGTACTTGACATGATTCCGAATGCATCGTCTATCGTGCCAGCACTGTTCTTCATCGCTTCTACGTTCTGCCCAAACTTTTCAGATAACTCTCCGGTAATGGGTATCAGCGCACGCATTGCCCTGGCACTGCCAAACAGCTTGCTATATATCGTTTGCTCTAACTGTCCAGTCTTTGCAGCGTATGCTTTCACGTTCTTATCCAAGTCAACCAGGAAGTTGCGCATACCGCCAGCCGCCTTAATGGCAGCAGCGTCAAACTGTATGCCCATCTCCTGCGCTTGCTTGGTCGCTTCGCTTGAGGGCTTCACCAGCGAGGTGAACACCGCACTCAACTGCGTAGCCACCTCAGCCGTGTTACCGCTCACACCTGTCAGCGTGGAAAAGCTCGCCATCAGCTCGTTGATGCTTACACCAAGCGTGGCAGCGTTACCTGTCACCATAGGCAGACTTTGCGCCAGTTGCTCAAAGCTCGTTACACCATTCTTTGCAGTTAATTGAATCTTATCCTGTATCTCGTTTGCCGCTGACCAGTCCAAGCCGTAGTTCTTGATCACCGTACTCGTTACTTTCACCGTCTCACCCAAGTCGGCAATACCTCCGACAGATGCTTTGGCAGACTTCTTCAAATAGTCTATCCAGTTGTCCTCCGGCACGCCGTTGCTGATAACTTGGTATAAACCGTTGGCTAACTGGTCACGAGCGATAGGCAGCTCAGCCGCCAAATCCGCAACCTTGCCTCTCAGCTGCTCAAAGTCTTTGCCGCTCTTACCCGCCATGGTATTGGCAGCCGCCATGGCACCACTAAATGTGCGATTTTCCTCTGTTAAATTATTAAGTGTTCCGCAAATTTGATTGGCAGCGGAGGATATTCCGAGAAAGGATGCAGACAAATAACTAAGATTTTTGAAAGCTTTTGAGATGCTGCCTTGCGACGCATCTAAAGCAGCACGAAGCTTTTCTACGTCTGTTGTGGCTGTCACCAATTGTTCCTTGCCATCAACATTCAGCTTGACTGTGAAAGATACTTGCTTGTTTGACATGTTTTTTACTTATTTACTTGCACTATTCTTCTTTTTATCCTATATTTGCGAAAGAAGGGAGGAACGATCATGAAAAGAAATAACATTGACATTAAAGTTGAATACGATAAGGAAGTCATTCGTAAAATAAAACAACGGAGAGAATGGCTGACGCTTACGTCTGGCATCTTGTTCTTCTCCTTTGTAAGTGCCATTATTTCGTTCTTGACATATTCACCAATCGCAGTACTTTTGAGTATCGTCATCTTTGTTATTGATTTATTCGTTCATTTTTCCATTGTCGGAAAGATATATCGCTTGGAACAAGAGGGAGGGTTGGACATGTTCACTGGTACTGGCTTCCCAGATTAACATCCTCACTACATCCTCTCCGCAGCCCTGTACACGTTCTTCTTAAACTCGTTGAACAGATTCTCCTCCGTCTGTCCGCCTGCCTTTTCGTCCGTGTGCTGTAAAAACTCATACTTAGGCATTCGTCCACGACTTTTCCCACCTCGTATGTAGTTGTATATTTTCTTTCCTGTGTAGCGGCTCCTGGTGGTGAAGTAGTCCACCTTCTTACCAATGTTGCGCATCCTTGTACCACTTTCCGCCCACATCAGCACAGGCTTCTCTTTGCCGTATCGGTTAACATGATAACCCTTGCGTTTGCCATGCGGTCTTACACTCACCAGCGCACCAAGGCCATATCGGTCAGGAAATACCCTGGAATAAAGGCTCTTTGTCAAAGGCTGTTGTGTCCCTTTGCCGAGATCACTTGACATCACCTCCTCCATTGCCACCTTTTTAAGTCGGTTGCTCTCCTTGCGCACCGCACTCTTCATCGCCTTGCGTTGCGTCTTCATGTCCAACGCCTTAAACACCTCTGCAAACGGCTTGTCAATGTCCGCCACGTTTGTGGTTGTGTAGTCAGCTTTGTTTACTCTTTTGCTAAATAGTGCCATAGCTCTTTATAGTTTACGAGTTCACGAGTTGATAGTCCATATTCGCCTGTACTCCCCTCCTTCGGAGGGGTCGGGGGAGGCTTTTATCCCCTCACTTCAAATCTCAAGCTCTGCACAAATGCATCATCCACGAAATGCTCGCTCGCATCAACCAAGAAACAACTCCTGTAGGCTTGCGTACTTCCATAGTCCAGTGCTTCACGAACAAGTTCGGCAATTTCAACGCTTTCCGAATAGGTAGCCGCAAAGCAAGCCACCTCCATTTCAACCACGTCAGGCGTTTTGGTGTGCATCTTCACCGCCTGTTGCGAAAACCCTGCCCTGCGGTATAAAATGTATGGCAGTTTTGCATCGTCCACCACCAACGGGAAAATCTTACTCACCCGCTTATCAACGCCATGGCGAACCAGCGCATCCCTTATCGCCGACCCAATACTTAAACTTGTTGTTTCCATAGGTAGTTTTTTTTAGTTTACGAGTTAATAGTTTACGAGTTCACGAGTTGATAGCTTTTTAGTTGACAGCTAATAGTTCATGAGTTGATAGTTGACAAGTAGACGAGTTGATAGCATTGCTAATCATAAAGTTCAAAGCTCAATGTTCAATGTTCAAAGTTATCAGCTAATTACTCCCCTCCCTTTTGGGGAGGGGTTGGGGGTGAGGCTTTCTGTCTTTTTACCACTTCCTCAAACCTCTTCAACGCATCCTCCTTGCTCACCACTCCTCCCCTTCGGGGAGGCTGGGAGGGGCTGTTTTTTGTTTCATCCCACGGAAATCGCATCAGTTCAGTTGCTTTCAATCGCTTTTTGCTGTAAGGCTGCACACATATAGTTGCCAGCATTCGCATTCGTTCCCAAGCACTACGCTCGTCCATTTCCTCTCGCTCGTTGTATTGTTCATAAATATGGCTGAACTCCTCCAGCGTCAATCGGCAAAAATCTTCATATCGCAAGCCGATACAACCAAGCGCAATACCCAGCAGCTCGTAGATGTCTAATTTTTTTTTGCACCCTCACCAGCTACAGTCTCACCTTCATTTGTCTCGCTGATGGCATCCGTCCACTGCTCCAGGTCTTGCGGTGTTAACGCATCAGCAAAGTCCATCAGGCTGTATTCAAACGCTATCCCGTCGTGCTTGCATGCAGACAGCACACAACAATATAGATAAGCGCATAAGTCTGAAAAATCGTTACTAATCTGCGATACATCTTTCCCTGTTTCCTGCTTAAATCTAAGCATTGCGCCCATCGTCTGGCGGCATGGATATTCCTTTCCTTCTATCTCAATCGTTAATTGTCTCATCGCTTTTTCTTTAGTAGCCTCCCCCGGCCCCTCCCGAGGAGGGGAGGAAATGGCTTGTTTTGTTCAATATTCAATGTTCAAACCTCAATGTTCAAAGTTCAATGTTCAATGTTCAATGTTCAAAGTTCAATGTTCAAAGTAGCTCCCCCCCACCTTCTCCCCTCCTTCGGAGGGGCCGGGGGAGGCTGTACTTCTACTTTCCTGTTGTCGAAGAACTCGCTGCGCTGCCAGCCGTCTTGCCAGGGTAAACATCCGGCTCTCCAGCACTCTCAAGCGAAATGCTGTAGGATGCATCATCTTGCGCTGGACTTGTTTCCTCGATAGATGCGATGATAAACTTACCTTTGACGTATGGTTTTGTGTCTTCGCCACGTCTAAATGCCGAAACCTCAACGATTGCACCCTTACCCCAGTTTGGCGCAAGTTCATCATAGCCACTCTCCGTCTCACCATAGAACCGCAGACCTTCGGCACTGATGGAGATGGAAAGCCCTGTGACGTTCTTTCCCTTCCAAAGTCCAGACGATTTCCCTGCACTCGCCACAGGCTTTACCGCATGATCTTTTGTCTCACTGTTGAATGTCAGCGTGTGGCTCGTACAATGTCCCACCGCCTTACCTGCTACGCTCAGTAACAAGTCACTACCGTTAATATACTCATTTTCCATTTTGATAAAAGTTTATATGTTTTTAGTTTACAAGTTTATAGTTTACAAGTTCACGAGTTCAAAGTTCAAAGTTCAAAGTTCAAAGTTCAAAGTTTTACTCGTTCACCCTTCCGCACACAAGCGTAAGCATGCCACGATCTACGTTTGGTATAATATTCAGCACATCATAAAGTTTCCCGCCAACATGCTGCACACGCCAATTTTCTTCAATCTGATGTGCGTCTCTGATATTGAACTCCACGCTGTAGTCGGGAAAATGCTCGCCCACCAGCTCGCTGCGCCAGCCTTTGTACTTCACACGCTCAGCGTGGATGGTGTTTACCAGCTTGTATTCAGTTTTTTCAGCACCGAAATGGTCAACATCCTGGAAAGGCTGCAACACCTGCAAACGTTCACGCATCGCCCCTGCTCTCATCGGTCACCTCCTAACCTTTGGTGAGGTTTAAGCAACGCTTGCACCGTATACGGTACCTCCGACAACGATGCAGCACTCACCGCTTCACGTTGGTTATACCAATGCCCGGCAAGCAATAATATAGCCTGCTGTACATCTGACTTGAACCCACAGCCGCTGTCAGACATCAGTTCAACGATACTGCGATTTGTCCAGCGGACGACAGCCGCCTCCGCAGCTTCCAGAAGAACCAGCAGATAGTCGTCGTCGTCCGTGAAGTCATCCGCACGCACATGCGCTTTCAAGAGTTTGATGTCAGTATAAACCATTGCGTTTCAGTTTACGAGTTGACAAGTTGACAAGTTGATAGTTTTGCCATTCACTCCCCTCCCCTTTGGGGAGGTCGGGTGGGGCCATTCCCCTCCTTTGGAGGGGCTGGGGGAGGCTCCCTTACTGTCCCGCTTTCGCTTTTCCAAGCACAAATGCATCATCACGCAGCGTCACCGTACCAAAGCGAGCATTCAACACAAAGTCAACCGCATTTCTACGAGCCAACGTGTATGGATCTGCGATGAAATTCATGCTGCCAAAGAAACCAGCTGCCTGATAACTCCAGTCACCGAAACCGATGTTACCGTCACCGATAGCTGCTGTAGTGAAGACAGGATAACCAAGTATCATGTCGTTTTCACACACAAACCTTCCGCTACCAGCGTCTACCTTCACATCCTGCAACTCAGCTTTCATAGCCTCGTTCATAATCCAGCAAGGATTAACCATGTCAACCACGCTCGACACCTTCGACAGCATCTTCAACAACTCTTTGCGAGTAGGAACTGCACCGGCAAACGCTATGGCTTGCTCTGCTGCCTTAACGAATGGACCAAAAACTTTGCGGTCGTGTTGCTGACCGTCTGCGGCTGTGTATTTCTTATCAACACTGAACAAAGCATCGTTGATAACATCTACAATTGCGGCTGGTGCCTCACTCTTAATCACACTCTCAACAATGCCGTGGCTGTCTTCCAATTCTTCCTTGGTCACAGGAATGGCGATACCCAAACGATAGCCCTGCATCTCCAGCTTGCTGAAATCAATCTTGCTGTCAACCAAACGCTCCGCTTCATCGGCAAAACTTGCAACAGCCTTTCCGTGGATAGGCCAGCGAAGTTTACCAGCCAAACCGCTGCGGATAGGCAAGCCAACCTTGTCATAAATCAACCCTTTGCGGATAGGCGTTAAAATTTCTTGTTCACTCACAGGGATGATGCCGGTATCTGCCAAAGCTGCGGTCGTTTGTGGCGTTACCACTGCTTCACGCATCAGAGAGATCGTTACTTTCTGATTCTTTTCCAACAAATTCTCACGGAGTAATTTGTCTGAATCAATAGGCTGTCCTTCCTCTGCATACACCTTAGCAGCTTCCGCCTGCATTCGCATCTGCAACAAGCTGTTTTCTCTGCTCAAAGCCTTGTACTCGGCTTCTTCCTTTTCGTTTCGCTCACGGCTCTCGGCCTCACACGCATCAGCAATCGCGTTGATACGTTCACAATTCTCTTGGTATTGATTAACCAAGCTCCTGATGTTCAGTTTCTTCTCTTCCATTTTCTCAAGTTTATAAAGTGATTAATAAGTTTGTTAGTTTTTAAGTTTTTAAGTTAATGAGTTCACCAGTCGAAAGTTCAATGTTCAAACCTCAAAGTTCAAAGTTTGCAACTGCTCTCATTTCCTTCACCTGCTCACGCATCTTGCTCAAGTCTTTCCCATCCGAGCGAAACGCATCGACAATCTCTCTGCCTATTGTTTCGCAACTTGTGTCGGGATAAGCCGGGTCAGCCGCCAAGGTAAAGTCGTAGATACCCGTGAACGCCATCACAGTATTTGTAGCACACTCACGACCGTTTTCACGCTTCACCTCTACGGCTACATAATCTTTGTCGCCATAATAAGTGCTGAACATAAAGCTGCAACCGCAAAGGTCACCACGCTTTACTAGCTCGAAAGCCTTATCGCCATCGCAAGTGTCGGGAACCTCAAATTCAAATCGAACGCCTTTATCGTCAACGCTGTAACTGAGGGAACCTTCACCATGATTGCTGCGAGCCAAAATCAACTGACGGTCGTGAAACATCGTCATCTTGATGTCCTGCTGTCTCAAAAAATCTTCCGTAACAGCACGCTTACTGATAACCTCACGCACCTCTATGTCGCCGTCTTCATACAAAACAGCCGAAGGCGTATCAAACAAGATAGCATAACCACTGATCGTGCGTTTCGATTCACCTTCCACGCTTTCACGAATCTCCAAAGGCGTGGACGTGAACAATTCTCGTCTTAACTTCTTCTTCTCCATATTCCGTTATCCTAATGTGTGCCCATTGTAGGGTTGTGATAAAATTTATTCAGTTGCGACACCGCTCAAGCTAGCATCGTCAATCGATTTCAAGTTGGCCGAAACCAGCACTACGTCACCACCTTCTACTGGTCGTTTATTTTCTTCCTTACGCCACTCGTTCACCGTGTACAAGCCAGTAGCTATCGTATCTGCCTGATATTTAGCCTTGCTTTCCAAATCACACGCATAAAGCGCACGACGGTCAAAGGCAAACTTCATGGTTCCGACCAAACGTGGCGATACCAGCTTCCGCAAGAACTCAAGCTCTATCTGTCTGAGTATCGGGTTCAGCGTCGTAGACAAAAACGCCACATTCGCCATCTCAGCCGATTTATAGTTGTTACTTGTATCGTCAAACACAAAACTTGGGTGAACACCAAAAAAGCGACAAATTTCACGAACCGTAAACTTGCGGCTTTCCAAAAACTGCAAATCGGCCGAACTCATCGTTATCTGCTTGAAGTCAACCATACCCGGAAGGCTCACGATGCGCTGACCGCTCCTGAACTTACCATCAACGTCTATCGCAGCATTGTCCAACTCTTTATCCTGATATCCGCCAAGACCAATCGCACTCTTGTCGTTCGACAGCAAGCCAGACACGTTGCCGCCATTCTTGAAACGATTACTCGTTTCAGCATCACCGGCGCGGGCAATCGACAAAGTCATGCGGGCGTAATGCAGCACGCTCATGCCACTCTTACCGTCAATGCTCTGGCCTTTCAGGTGAATCACCTCATCCTCGCCAAACGTCCCCATCAATCCGTTCACAGCATCGTTCACCGTGTAGATGTCGTATTGCGTGTCGTGCATGACAGAACCACGGCTGCACAACACGAGCCGTTCAACGCTCATGCTCACCGGGCTGTACACAGGCACGATGTATGCATTGCCAGAAAGCAATAACTCAGACACGGCATCACGCCAAAAATCAAAAGCGTTGTAAGTCTTGTCTGGTTGGACGGTCAGCAGATAATAAAGCGAATCATCCGTCTTAGGTTCAAAAATACCGTTCTTGCGTCGCAAATATTCAAAAGGCAAGTTCGCCACGCTCTTGCTCAAAAGCGACACGCAGCGATAAACGGTGGCAATGGACAATGCCGCACCAGACGACGGGTAATAGTCCGAGCCGAGAAAAATTCCATCACGGGGCGAAAAAGGTGAGGAGGTCGGCTCGCTAGCCGCTCCTTCACCTCTCCTGAAAACATTCTTGAATAATTTACCTAACCTAAATACCATGAAAAGAATGCAAAATCTATATCGTTACCCATACACAAATATACTACTTTTCCACAATACCAGCAAGAAAAATAGATAATATTTTTGATTTAATTTGCATGTTTTTCTACCGCTCGTATCGGTAAAGCTGACCAAGTGTCATCAGCATTGTTATCGTGCCGTCTATCTTCTGATTTTGTGAAATCTTCACAGGTTTTTTATTCTCAAGGTTATCCTCCGACAGCACGCAGTTGCAAAGGCAGAACACGTTGATCGGGTTTTCGTTCAGAACAATCTTGGGCGGGTCTGCATACGCCAGCATTTCAAAACTCTCAACAGGAAGGTTGAAGTTGCCGTTGGTCTGACCATAAGGCTGAACGATGCCCTTGCCGCCAATGGTCAGCAGAATGTTCGTCAAATCCTGCGCCTTGTAAGAATCGTAGCCGACGCGGACAATACGCACCCGCTTTGAACGCGCAAGAATATCATCTGCTATCATCCGCACGTCTATACAGCTGCCTTGACATAATTTCAAATGACCGTCCGTGTGCCAGCGTCTGTACAACTGCTCGTTAGGATGCCCAACCAAAGCACCCTCGGGGAAATAGTAGTCGGTATGACAGTAGAAACTCTTCGTACCGCTCGAATAGCAGGTATAACTCACCGCACTGAAATCATCATGCACCGACAGATCGTAAGCCACAGCACAAAGCGGCATGCCTTTTAAGTGGTCTATATCAAATTTACCCAACAGCGTCTGCGCTTTTTCGTAGGTAAACCACCGCTCCTTGGCACTCAGGGCAAAAACGTTGAGCAGTTTTGTTCTAAATGCAACCATATTCTCATCCGAGAGTTGCGCTGTTCTATATTCCTGTTCATAATAGTCGGGTCGAACCGTCACTCCCAAGTGCGGCTGCACCTTTGCCCATGTCTTGGGGTCACTTTCATCATCCCAGGCATCGGGCATGAACAAACTCGCAAATATCGTGTCGTTTTCTTGCTCTCCTTCCAAAACTTTCTTCACCCCCTCCAACTCATGAGCAAATGGGCCATCCACCACTTCACTGGCAGTGGTGATGATGACCAGCAGTGGATTTACTCTCGGCCCCATCGAAGTGGTCAGCACGTTTCGCAAATCAGCACCGTTCTTTCCTGCTGTGTTGCGAGCTTGAGCGTATTCATCCATGATAACCAAACTGGCAAACAAGCCGTCTTTCGTCTTTGCATTAGCGGTCAAACACTGGATAAAACTATGGCGGTGACGTCCTTTGAATGTTATCTTTTCACGGTTTACCTGAAAATTCTTCCCGTCACCGTCAAGGTCAAACATGATATTGCGTACCTCATCAAAGCAAACCTTGGCTTGGTCGTAGCTGTTGGCTCCCACGTATGCCTGTGCGTTATCATCGCCAAACAGCATGTCATACACCGCCATGGCAGCCGCCGAGGTGGTCTTGCTGAACTTCCTCGGAACAAAGATATAAGCCGTTCTGCACAACCTCCTACCGTCAGGTAGCGCAAAACCGTAGATGTTAGCAAACTGAAAACATTGCACAGGCGTTAGCTTGTAATGCTGCCTACCCTGCAAACCACTAAACCGCAAAGCGTGGTAAAACTTGAAAAACCTACGCACCCTGCCCACCTTGAACGGGTATTTGTCGAGCAGCTCAAAAAATCGCTTTACGGCCAACAATTCGTACACATTATGCCCGTCAGGGTTAGACACTACTTCATCTAAATACGAAATAAGGCCATTTCCTGCCCCTGTGAGCGATTTTCTATACTTTTCCCTTACAACCGTCCACCGTTCCAAAACAAAAGCCGCTACGGCCTTCTTTTGCGCTTTCTTGATATTTATCTCCGTATCATTCATCCTGACGTCTCTCTTAGTTTAGCCCTATTGGCCTTATTAGCCCCATTAGCCCTATTAGTTAGTCTCCTACACTCTTAACTTCTTCCAACAACGAAACAAGTTTGTCCGAGCTTTCATTCTTTGTCACTTTCTTGCTGTCCGTGTTCATTCCCAATGCCCGCAACGCTTTCTGTGTCTGCTCCAGCACGTCAAGGTAAAGTCTTTCCATCGGGTTAACCGACATCCGTGTGTTTCCTTCCCGGCTATACTCAACGTGAATGGGCGAATACTCCGATGAAGATATTTGCGTCATCAATACACTTCCACGTGCCAACAAATTTGCGGCAATCTCTATTTGTGGGTCAAGCATCGGTGAGTATTTTCCTTGCTTCTTCAACCTGTTCACAAGCCGCTGTTTTGCGTTTCTCGCTTTGGTGCTGATGATGCGTTCCGTGATCACTGGTAGCTTTTGTTCTAACATCTTAGCGTCGTTGCTTTCACTGGCATTCACGTTTTCCTCCTTTACTTTCGCATTGACGGCGTTCGCTTTTTCTGAATATCCTAAATTCTTACCCTTTGTTTTCAGATAGAAGATAATTGCGGTCGTGTCACCAGCGTCAATCTTTGACAAAAGTTTAGATTCGACAAACTCCTGCTGCATGATGTCAATTCCCTCCACCTCGCTCCTAAAATCGTCATCCTCCTTTATCCAGCGATAGAACGTGTCCCTGCTTATCCTTACCTGCATACAAGCTGCGGAAATAATACCTCGGCTCAGCATGTAAGCCTTTATAAATTCCTTCTTTTTTTCTTCTTTGTCTTTCATTTCTCAAAAGATTGAATTTCATCGTCAAACGCTTTCTCACTTTGAAAAAAGCCAGCCACACCGTTATCAGATACGTCGGTGTTTTCAAAGCATGAAAAACCAAAACCGTTTGTACTTGTTAAATTACCGTTATCCCCTGTGTTTTCAAACATCTTTATCTTTTTTTTATTGAACGATTCAACCTGCAATTGAACGATTCAACCTGCAATTGAACGATTCAACCTGCAAAAATGCGCCAAAAATTTCCCCCAACAGCCCTCCAAACACCTCACGCGTGCAAATGGTGGTAGGCGGGGTTTACCCCATACCCCCTATCTCTTAAAAAACGCCCCCCGGGGTATAAAGTTACAAAAATTTCTTGACAAACTGTTGTAAATGCTCCTCCGCCCTCTGCTTTGCTAACTTCCTGCCTCCTCGACCAAGCTCTACATGTGTCTTTACATGGCAGTCGTGGCATAGCGACATCAAGTTGTGATAGTCGAATAGTAGCCGTTCTTTATCGCTCACCGTCAGCGCACTTTCCACTGGCACAACATGATGTACCTCGGTCGCTGCTGTTAACCTTCCTTCTATTTTGCACCGCTCGCAAAGTGGGTTGGCACTCAACTTGTCACGCCGCAGCCGCAGCCAGCGTGCCGTGTGTATCATTCGTTTGTAGTCTTTATCCTTGGCCATGTTCTTTACAAATTGATTTTACTTGGTGTTCAACATATTTTTTCAACTTACTGCAATACCTTCCGTT